GGGCGTAACAAGGTTGAGGGGCAGTATTCACTACTGGCTTCTATTGCTAATCCAGATGGAGAAGAGTGGGTTGTAGGTACACGCTATCACCCTAATGATCTATACTCAGCACTGCTCACTATGAACGAAGAGATGTTCAACAAGGACGGAGACCTTATAGATACCCTGCCCGTCTATGAGATATTTGAACGTAAGGTAGAAGACAGAGGTGACGGTACAGGTGAGTTCCTATGGCCTAGGCAGAGCAGAGGGGATGGTAAGTGGTTTGGGTTTAACACACAGATCATAGCTAAGAAGAGAGCACAGTACCTAGACAAGTCTCAGTTCAGAGCACAGTACTACAATGACCCTAACGATATAGGTGCAGGTGGTGTCAGTGCAGGTAACTTCATCTACTACGATAGGTCTCACCTAGAGAGTGAGAGTGGCTTCTGGTATTACAATGACCGTAGACTTAATGTCTTTGCAGCTATTGACTTTGCCTTTAGTCTTAAGAAGAAGGCTGACTACACAGCATTAGTTGTAGTAGGTATAGACAGTGACCACAACATATACATCTTAGACATTGATAGGTTTAAGACTGATAGAATAGTTGAGTACTTCAACACTATCATGAGACAGTATGAGAAGTGGGGCTTTAAGAAACTAAGAGCTGAGGTAACTGTAGCACAACAAGCTATTGTTAGAGAGCTACGAGAACAGTATATAAAGCCCAATGGACTAGTGTTGAAGATAGATGAGTATCGACCTACCTCAAACAAGGAAGAACGCATTGGCGCTACCTTAGAACCACGATATGATAACCAGATGATATATCACTACAAGGGTGGTAACTGTCAGGTACTAGAAGAAGAACTAATCATGAAGCACCCACCTCACGATGATGTGAAGGATGCATTAACAGCAGCAGTAGACATCTGCATAGCTCCTAAGTTCAACGCAACTAAGACAGCTAGTAGAACATCTAATGTACTGCATCACCCACGCTTTGGTGGCGTTAGATACTAGATGTTACCGAAACAGACTTCGGGAACATAACAGAAGGAACATAACAATGGCAGGCAACGTAGCTGACCTTAAAGACTTAATAAGCCAAGATGGACTAGCAGCATCTATTGTACATCTATACAACGACTGGGACAGCCAGAGAGATACATGGGTACAGGAGCAGCAGGAGAAGCGTAACTATCTCTTTGCTACTGATACATCTACCACGTCTAACTCAGGCTTACCTTGGAAGAACTCTACTACTCTTCCTAAGTTGGCTCAGATTAGAGATAACCTACATGCTAACTATCTTGCATCACTGCTTCCTAATGATAGCTGGATGCGATGGGAGGCGTACACACAAGACGCAGCCTTAGCTACTAAGCGTACAGCCATTGAAGCCTACATGTCTAACAAGGTACGTGAAGGTGGTATACGTGAAACACTGAGTCGTTTACTGTATGACTATATTGACTATGGTAACTGCTTCTGTGATGTAGAATATGTGAATGAGTCTAAGGTAGATGAGCTGACAGGTGAGACTATCCCTGGATACATAGGTCCACGTCTAGTACGTATCAGCCCACTTGATATTGTATTCAACCCTGCTGCTACGTCATTCATTAACAGCCCTAAGATCAGACGTAGTGTCATGACTATAGGTGAACTGAAGCTAGCGCAAGAGGAAAGCCCTGACAGTGGTTGGATTGATGAAGTCCTCAGCGATATGGAACACACACGTAATCAAGTAGGTAACTTCTCAGACAAGGACTTCGAGAAGGCTGAGGCATATAGTATAGATGGCTTTGGTAGTCTCAAGCAGTACTACCAGTCTAACTTCGTAGAGCTACTAGAGATTACAGGCGATGTATACGACCCAGTTGAAGCTGTGCTTCTAAAGAACCAAGTCATTACAGTAGTAGACCGTAACAAGGTTGTACGTAAGCAGACACAGCCAACATGGTTACCTAAGGGTACTATGTACCATGTAGGGTGGAGACTACGTCCAGACAACTTGTACGCTATGGGACCATTAGACAACTTAGTTGGTATGCAGTACAGGATTGACCACCTAGAGAACCTTAAGGCTGACGTGTTCGATCTCATTGCACACCCGCCTCTTAAAGTAATAGGTGAGGTCAAGGAGTTCCAGTGGGGACCTAATGAAGTTATACACATTGATGAAGGTGGTGACGTACAGATGTTAGTGCCTGACACTACTGCTCTTAATGCAGACTTCCAGATACGTGAGCTAGAGAATAAGATGGAAGAGTTTGCAGGAGCACCTAAGCAGGCTATGGGTATACGTACACCAGGGGAGAAGACAGCCTTTGAAGTACAGAGCTTAGAGAACGCAGCAGGACGTATCTTCCAAGAGAAGATCACTATGTTTGAGACAGAGATGTTAGAGCCAGCTCTTAATGCTATGCTAGAAGCAGGTAGACGTAACCTTAATGGTTCAGACCTAGTACGTGTGATTGATGATGACCTTGGTGTAGCTGAGTTCCTTAACATCACAAGAGAAGACATCACTGCATCAGGGAAGCTACGTCCCATTGGTGCAAGACACTTCGCAGCTCAGGCACAACTAATGCAGAACCTCAATGGTATCCTTAACGGTGGCATAGGTCAGTTCATTAGTCAGCATGTATCTAAGAAGAAGTTGGCTCAGATGGTTGAGAGCCTATTAGGTATAGAGAAGTTTGATCTAGTACAAGAGAACATTGGTATACTAGAAGACATTGAGTCACAGCGTCTGATGAACCAAGGACAAGAGAACCTTGAGGTAGAAGCTATGACACCTATTGAAGGAGAGGAACCACAATGATGAAGCGAGATAAGAAGAGAAAGACAGGACGTAACACTCCTAAGTCAGACCCACGTCCACGTAAGTCACCTAGTAAGTCCGACGCTAGGGATGAGAAGACAATAAGAGAGGTTAAAGAATGGTCTAGGGCGCGAGACATAGCTCAAGCTGAAAACAACAGAGCGCAGGCAGAGAGAGACGCAGAGTCAGATCGTCTCAAGAAGCACTACGGTAAGGCTACCCCAAAGTACCCTTTTGATCGCAAGAGTAAGTAGATGAAGATAAGTCAAACACTAGTCAGC